CTAATAAAGCTAATCGTAAGCTGGCTCGTGAGCAGCGTGAATGGGAGGAGATGATGGCTAACACGGCGGTCCAACGCCGTGTTGCTGACCTTAAGGCGGCGGGTGTAAACCCGCTCCTTGGGATTGGCTCTGGTCAAGGTGCGGATGTTCCGCATGTTTCTCCCGCGCGTATGGAGAATGTGGCGCGGGGTGCGTCTGGGATTGTGGCTCAGACCGCTTCGCAGGCCGCTTTGATTGCGGCCGAGGTGCGTAATAAGAATGCCGACTCTAATCAAAAGGAGGCTGTTACTGCTCAGGTTATTCCGGAGGAAGTGCGTAAGCTTGGTGTGGAGATTGATTCGATCCAGTCGGACGTCGATAACAAGTACGTCCAGAATTTTAATATGGTGATCGAGAATCGCATTTTGCATATGGAGGCTGAGCAGTTGGCAGCTACGCTGCCGGTGGTGATTGCTAAGATTCAGGCTGAATCTGAACTCGAGCAATTGAAGTTGCCGGGGGCGCGGCAACGCGCAGAGTTGTGGAAAGGTGTCGAAGGAAAGATTTTGGCTCGTTTGGAAGCCTATGGTCCTTCGTTTAATTCGGCGGCGTCGATGGGAGCGGGAGCGATCCTATCTCGAGGTGCCGGCCGGATTGGTGAGATATTTCGGAAGGCGGGTAGTCGGTCGAGTACGATCCGTCCTTCGAAGTCTGGTAAGGGCGATTATGTCAATCATCGTACGGGAGAGATTTATGAGTGATGGGAATGAGTTGCTTTATAATTTCAAGAAGCGCTCGGATGAGAGTGGTTTGGTTTGTCCGGAAGGCGAAGGCCGGACGGTTCAATCCGATCTGCAGGATGCAGATATTAATGTGATCGTGGCGCGGTTCGGGATTACTGGGAAGATTCCCGAGAATTTCAGACTTCCGTCGTATGAGGACTATGACGAAGTGTTCGATTTTCATTCCGCTCAGTTGGCTATTCTTGACGGTGAGCGTGAGTTCATGCGTTTACCTGCTGACATTCGGAAGCAGTTTGATCACGATGCTGGCGCGTTTTTGGATTTTGCTGCTAACCCTGATAATATTGACGCGCTTCGTGATATGGGCCTAGCGAAGCCGAAGGAGATCGCTCCGTCGGTGGATGAGCCGGCCCCCAAGACTGAGTAGGTGGTTTTATGGCTAATGATTTTTCCAGTCTGGTTCGGATGCTCGAGGAGCGCGAAAAGCGACAGCGTGAGGCGCTAGAGCTCACGGTGAGGCAATTGAGCGAAGCTCGAGCGGCGGCGTCGATGACGGTCGCTAAGCCGAAATGAGTCGACCTGGTGGTCGCTTTGCACACATCACTACTTGATGATTGTGTGCTAGGTGACACCGATCGGTGTGAGGTGGTACCTTCGAGCCGGCCTGTGAGCCGGCTCTTTTTTTTCACTAGTCAACCTGTCCTAATTTCGTTGAGGTGTTTTATGCGTCCAAGTAAGAGGTCTCCGGTTAATAAGCATCGGAGTGCGAAGCAGTTTCGGCATAAGGTGGGCCGCGTCCATGGTAAGAATATGGCGGCGGCTCCTATGCGTGGGGGTTGGAGGTTGTAAGATGTGGCGTGTTTTCATCCGGTATCTGCATGGCAGTTGGACTCGGGTGAGATAGTTTTTGCTGAAAAGGGCAAGGTCCGGCGGAAGCTGGACTTGCCTTGCGGTCGTTGCATTGGTTGTCGTGTTCGTCGATCTGAGGAATGGGCAACGCGGTGCGTTCATGAGGCTCAGATGCACGCTGCGAATAGTTTTGTGACGCTGACGTATGACGAAAGTCATTATAAGCCGTCACTCGAGTATCGCGATTTTCAGTTATTTATGAAGCGGCTCCGGCGTGAAAAGCCGGGTGTCCGCTTTTTTTGTGCGGGTGAGTATGGTGAGCAGGATTCGCGACCGCATTGGCATGCGCTATTGTTCGGAGCGGCTTTCCCTAATGATGGGATGGTTGGTAAACAGATTTATCGCTCCGTTTCTCTTGAGAATCTATGGCCGTTTGGCTTTAGCTCTGTCGGTGAGGTTAATCGTACGACGGCTTCTTATGTGGCTAAATATGTGATCTCTAACAAGTCTAAGTCGTATGATCCGGATTACTATAAAAGGGTTCATTTAAAGACTGGAGAGATTATTGATGTTGCCCCCGAGTTTGGTCGTATGTCTTTGCGTCCTGGCATTGGCGCTCTTTGGTTTGATCGCTTTTGGCGTGACGTATATCATGCGCGGGACGCAGTGGTCAGCGAGGGCAAGACTTCTCGGCCTCCTCGGTATTACGATAAGCTTTTGGCTGACCGTCCTGATTTTATTTCTGATATTAAGGAGTATGAAAGGTATCTGAAAAGTTCGGAGATTGATCCTAATGAGTCCAGTCCTGAGAGGCTGGCGGTTCGAGAGCATGTTGCTTTAGCCAAAGTTGAATTTTATAAGAGGAATAAATTGTGAAGTTGAAAGTATTTGTGGTTCGTGATTCGGCGACTAATTTCTATGGTACGCCTATGTTTTTGGTTGCTAATGGGCAAGCTGTTCGGTCGTTCACCGATGAGGTGAACCGTCAGGATAAGGATAATCAGCTGTACCTGCATCCCGATGATTTCGAGCTATATGTCCTTGGTGAGTGGGATTCTGAAACTGCGGGTTTTGAGTGTGATGTTCCGCAGTTGTTGGCTCGTGGGAAGGATGTTTCTACTAAATCAATCGAGGTGAACTAATGACTGGTAATAGGGTTCCGATTCACGCTCAAAAGAGCGTCAATCCTCATCAATTTGCGATGATTCCGCGGGCTGACATTCCGCGTTCGTCGTTTCGGATGCAGACGTCACATAAGACGACTATTAGTGCGTCGATTCTGTATCCGATCTATGTTCAAGAGGTTTTGCCGGGAGATTCGTTCAATCTGAATATGACGATTTTCTCTCGGATGGCTACGGCCATTTATCCGATCATGGATAACCTGCATATGGAGTCGTTTTTCTTTTTCGTGCCGAACCGTTTGGTTTGGACGAATTGGGTTAAGTTCATGGGTGAGCAGGATAATCCTGCGGACTCTATTTCGTATGCGGTTCCGACGATTACGTCTCCGGTCGGTGGGTTCCCAAGGTTTTCGATTTATGACTACTTGGGGCTGCCGTGTGCGTCTAACTTGGGTGCGAATACCATCACGATTAATGCGCTGCCTTTGAGGGCATATGCGCTGATTTATAATACGTGGTTCCGTGATGAGAATTTGGTTAACTCGGCGTATTTTTCTAAGACCGATGCTCCGGACTTGTCTACTGCTTTTCCGTTGCTGCAGCGTGGGAAGCGGCACGATTATTTCACGTCGGCGTTACCCTGGACTCAGAAGGGCACGACGGTGCCGCTGCCGCTCCAGGGAAGCGCTGTGGTGAAGACACAGGCGAGCAATACGTTTACCGGCGCTCAGGCCGGTTTGAACGTCCTCGAGGTGACTGGCGCGGCCGTAGGCGTGACCAGGACGATGGGTATTAGCTCGGCGTCGCAGGTCGGCGAGATCAACAACGCGCCGACGATATCGACGCTGGTTTATCCGTCTAACCTGTACGCGGATCTGTCGACGGCAACGGCCACGACGATCAACGCGTTACGGTTGGCTTTTCAAACTCAACGGCTACTGGAGAGGGACGCACGTGGTGGAACTCGGTATACCGAAATTGTTCGTTCGCACTTTGGTGTGGTGTCTCCGGATGCGCGGCTCCAACGTCCTGAATTTCTTGGTGGTGGACATTCACCGATCAACATTACGCCTATCGCTCAGCAGACACAGACGGGCGTTACTGGCGGAAGTACCCCTCTGGGTACGCTGGCCGGCATCGGAACGAACTTGGCCCGTGGTCATGGCTTTTCACGTGCGTTTACCGAACATGGTTACATTCTGGGTTTGATCAATGTTCGTGCGGACGTTGCGTATCAGCAGGGTATTCGTAAGCTGTGGTCGCGTTCTACGCGGTATGACTTTTATTTCCCGGTGTTTGCGACGCTCGGCGAGCAAGCGATCCTGAATAAGGAGATTTATTCGGATGGTTCCGCTAATGACAATGCTGCCTTTGGCTATCAAGAGCGGTGGGCTGAGTATCGTTATCATCCTTCTATGGTCACGGCTTATTTTAACTCTACTAATTCCACGCCGTTAGATGCGTGGCACTTGGCGCAGAAGTTTACTGCGCTGCCGGTATTGGATACGACGTTTATCACGGATGCGTCTGCGTCGTCGGTGACTCGTGTTGTAGCTGCTGGTGCTGCTGCGAATAGTCAACAGTTCCTGTTGGACATTTTCTTCGATTGCAAAGCAGCGCGGCCGATGCCGATGTACTCTGTTCCCGGGCTGATCGATCACTTTTAAGGTGTTTATATGGCTTCTGGTGCTGCTACTGGTGCCGCTGCTGGCACTGCTATTACGCCCGGAGTGGGTACCGTTATTGGTGGCGCTATCGGCGCTATCGGCGATATTTTTGGGCAAAGTTCTGCTAATAAAGCTAATCGTAAGCTGGCTCGTGAGCAGCGTGAATGGGAGGAGATGATGGCTAACACGGCGGTCCAACGCCGTGTTGCTGACCTTAAGGCGGCGGGTGTAAACCCGCTCCTTGG